TGAAGGTGCTTGCGATCCCATAAGCAGCTTGGTTGGAATTATTGGACTGATTGCCCAGGAGCCTGGACTCAACCATTCCTCCTTTGCCTGCGACTATGGGAATGTCCAGAATTGTAGTTTTGGTGTCATCCGTAGTCTGTAGTAGAATTCCGGTATTACCTCCAATGTCCCAATCTGTTGCCGCAACGCCTGCGGATAATGTAGTGGTGACGGACAAATGACTATTCCGTTTCCAAGACATAAACAGAGGAGTTTTGGTTTCGGTCTTAACTGCTATGCTAACGTCATCAAACATATTATCCTCTACCCAGATGGTAAGCTTATCATCCACGGTAGGTTTTACGAGAATACCCTTTCCTGCAACATTTCGGATCATGTTACGCCGCACAGACATCGTAGTCTCATCACCACATCCACCAATCCTTATTGCAGCAGTGTCCGCAGTTGAATACACTATCGTATTGTCGTCTATACGGTTCCCTACCCCATAGGATACGTAATTGATGGGGCATCCTATGCCAGATGGAAGGTTCGTCGCATCGAATCCATAGATGGAATTCCCTATGATATGGTGCCTATTATATGCAGAGTTATTGGTAACTATAGCTGACTCATTGAACCCTTCCAGAAAGTTATGAGCGACCAAAACGTCGTCAGTCGAAATATTTATCCCAGCAACTCTATGGAGATTCATATGACCATTGGAACATTTCAAAGTGTTGCCCGTACAAACTACAGCATAGCCTTGTGGATGGTTAACATTCGCCCTCGAAGCACCCTTGATGTTGATATATGCCTCTCCCCTCCCGCCATCTATGATTGTGTTTCCGATGATCGAACTGTACCTACATTTGGTGTAAATACTTTCCGAATCATTGTCGTCCCCGTTGGTCTGATTCTCAATCTTGTTGTCGGTAATGGAAGCTGAATAGCCATAAACAATGATTCCGTAATTGGATTCATTCTCAGTGGTGACAATATCCTCAATGGTATTACCATGGATAACAAATCTGGACCAAGTGTTTTGGTTTGCATAGGTGGTGTGCCCCAATTTGATAGCTACAAATTCAATGGTTTTGAACTTGTTGTAGTATATGTGAGCATCTGATATGATATCAAGACCCAGAGAAATTGCTCTGGGAATAGAAGTGAATACACACCTACCAATATTTACACAGGATAACTCACCAGAATCCCCGATTTCGTTTTTATCCGCATAAAAAGCAGAGTGGTCCAGGGTGTAGAAATCACAATCCTCAACAGACAGAAGCGGAACAGCAGCATTCAAAGTATTGAAATGGACAAACTTTGAGAACCCTGTTGCCGCTATTCCGCTGAGTTCCAGCGAATATCCAATGTCCCATACCAAGAATGTGTCCGCAGAATCTCCCGTAAGCAAAGCCTTGTTCCGGGAGAATATACGCAAATTGCCAGGAACCTTAGCAGAGGATGCAGTTATAGTAGTCCATGAGGAAGAAAGAGTGAGATCCTGGATCAGCTCAATGGGAATACCACATGCCATTGAGCAATGAACAGCCCTGAGCATTGCCAAAGAATCCACTCCAAACCACTCTACATACATCTGGGGAGCTGAGCTCTTGGACAGAATAATTCCACCTGAATTGAATATCTTGTGCGGCCCTGCGGTGACCGTACCAGCTACAGTTAAACTATACTGAAGCTGAACATGCTCCGCACCTTTGCTGTCAGGATCAGCGTCATCAGATAGCCTAACGTAGATTGTGGAATAGCCCAGGGCATCATTATCCGCCCAGTCCCATTGTCCAGCTGCCAAACTCCCAGCAGCACCCTCCACAGAATAAACTCCATCAATAAGGACTTGGTAAGGGGAGTATACACCAGGATTCCCGCCACCATAAGCCTGAAGATAGTACTCATTCGTTCCACTTCCTGATTTGGTCCATGAATACCCTGTGATTACGTCGATACTAGTATCGATGATAGCCCCATTGTCGAAACACAAATTGGCGGTCGAATCAATCGAGGTGTTGCGCCTGATCTGATAAGTATGGTCACCAGGGAATCGGAAATTCACCGTAGTACCAGAAGCCTGAGCATTGACCCATGCAAGGCTCCCCCTTACCGATGCATTACCATGATCCGTTATAGAGTCATCTGGAGAAACGATCCATTCCCTATATACGGACGATCCATAGGAATTGATATCCCCGCCATAATAGATTGTAATGAGAAAGGTGTCCGTGGTGTTATTTTCAGAGCACCTGACCGTTACATTGGTACTGGTTTTCTCAACATAGATATCCCCAATCGATCCACTACGAGAGGTGGGCACTACGGATACTGAATACAGAGATACCTCTTCAGCCTTCGGAAGGGTGACCACAGTTCCAGTGGTGCCGTTGAAGGTACCGTCATAGTAGTACACTTCAGGAGCATCTGCAATGCTTCCAGCAACTGAGGAAAGACCACTATCAATGGTGGTGAAGTTGTAGTTGTAGCTATTTAGCCACCCGGACTCACCCTTTGCAGGAAGGCGAAGCCTGTAGTTAGGTGTGTAGGTAAGGGCAAGAGCCCCAACCGCAAACACTAGAGAAATGAGAATGGAAACGACCAGAAATCCCTTGTTCTTCATGATATCTCCCCCTCTTTTCAGATTGGAACCAAACCGCCTTCGTAATCCGGATGGTAGTACACCCGGTCATCGTATTCAATGAACTGGATCTCAACCTCCACCCCACTATCAGTCTCCGTGATACTTTTACTTAACACCTGATAGAGGAGCTTGTCCTGGGTTGGAAACCCTATTCCGTAGGTGTCAAACCTGCTTCCAGTGTACGTTCCATCTATCTCTATCACCTGCGTAGCCTCATCCCACGGACCAACCACCGAGTGCTCCCTGATAGTCCCGTCTGGGTCTATCAAGTAGATTTTTGTAGACAAAGCACTACTGGGAGGGGTCAGAGTAACTAACTGATCCAAGTGTATGTAGCTGGACCCCGAATGGTCCCTGGAAGTTCGTCCTGACCATGACTGGCGGTTCCTTGAATGGACCAGGTAGAACACATCCCCACGCTCAACCAGGGCCGCCTCCAGACCACACTTCAACGATCCCGTCCTGGTGAGATAAGAAGCTTTCCTGACCTGGATTATCGCGTACCTTTCAGCCTCGTCCCTGGTGTTTATAGCTCGCATTTCAAACGATGCGATCTTGGGTTGCCTTGTCAGCGATTCAAACCAGGAGGTCTTTTTTCGTATTGTTTTGGGCTGGTATCTTTTGTCCTTATCCCAGTAGCGAACATCAACTGCGTCGATCAACTCCGGATACTCAATGGATTCCCAAACTACTGATCCGGGGAGAACGTTTCCGGAGCTGAACAGATACACCGGAGTCCTAGGCTTGTCGATGATAACGGTCCACTTATCCCCCAGCCGATCCACTATTGCCCTACCAGCCTGTTCTATGGGAGAAAGGAGATTTTCGGACATGTTACCGACCTGGTCTATCACCATGTTGCATCTGCATCTGTAATTTCCTCCAACCATACCGTTGCAGTAATCCACCCAATCCTCCCAGGCTGATTGAACAAATGTGGTCGGATCAAGCTTCCTGCCGTAGATCAAATTGGTCATTCCATCGTACACCGCCCAAGCATTGTTCTGCGGATTTACCGTTTGGGTTCCAGATCCGTTAAAATTGGGAACCACTATGCTTGTTCTCTTGTTAATTACCTGAACTGCTCCCACCTGGCCGGAGGCCCTATCTGAGCTCTTGATCCCCACTGAAGCCAACTGGATTCCTGGGTACATCTGGCGTATGTTGATGACCTCAATGAACCCGATGAGAACAGATTGGGACCGGGTCATTCCATTGTCTTCGTCGTCTGGGGTTATCCGCTCAATTGCAACATCATATTTGGCCCGAACAGGAAAAGCGATCTCAAACTCTTTCCTAACCGCTGACGTGTGTTTATCGGAAATACTTACCGTTGAGGAAGTCCAAACAGTTCCCACAGACGTCTTGTAGCTCAAATAGAACTGGACTGTATAGCTGTGGAGTGATCCATCTTCCTCGTCCATTTTGTAGAGACCTTGGGGAAGTTCAATCAGAATCTTAACGGAATCGCATTTGGACCGGGTAGTCAGGATAAATGTCTGGGCATCGGCTACCGGTTCATTGAACTCACCCGTTGGGAGGGATTTGTATTCAGCAACATTGGCCCTCCCTCTGCTAATGCGGATCTCATCCAATTTGCAAAGCCCGTCATAGGGCGTTATCGCAACAGCTTCCGAAACTGCTTCTGATTCCGGCCAGACGTAAGCAGGGTTCAGCCAGTAGGCTTTTCCTATCTGCTGTTGGGATATGGACTTCTGAGTCATTGTAAAATCATCGTAAGGGGTTACGGTTTCATCCACCTCAAACCATTCCATTTCCCCATTTCCGGAGGCGATCAGGGATATTGGATCAGTCTTTCCGGCCATCATGTAGATGTTTTTGAGATTGACGCTATCAGTTAGGTTAGGAGTGTCGTCTGTGGTGAACGACTTGACCCTCTGAATGCGGACGAAATACCACGTATTCGCGTCCGGGGTCCAGTCACCGGAAATATCAGCCGTCAGGTTCCATTTTATGTCCCCGGCTGCTCCACCTTCCGGGTAAGTACCAGTGTAGGCCTGCAGAAGGAGCTTTCCGCTCTTGTAGAACAACCCCCACCTATACAGCTTTACTTCCCCACCCGCAATGTCCTTTACCGCTTGCTGCCCCATTATCCCACGATCACTGAGATCTGGAAGATTGATCCAGAACTCAATCTCCCACACCTGTGGGAGGCGAAAAGATTCGTAATCGTCGGTGCTCAGGTTGTCATTAGCTGTGGTGAAATTCAAATACCCGTTCCCAAATTTTGGAGTCGTAGTCTTTATGGAGCACCCACCGTTGCAAGTCCAAGTATTTGTACGAGTGGACGAATTGATTACGCTAGTACTCCCAGTCCTACAGGTCCAGACCACAGTACCATCGTTTACTGTGTTTCCCGGGGTTGTCGGCCAAGATGGTTCGGTTCCCCCGGAGGTTCCAGAAGTCGTACATTCGTACACGTAGCCATTGGGAGTAGTCGGGGCGATAAACTGCCCTACCAAATAGTCCCCTTCGGCCCACTCCAATACGTTGAAGTGGAGCAGGGTGACAGCTACCGGATTGGCCCTATCGTTGGATTTCAGGATTTTGTCAAACAACCTATCGTGTCGGATCTTGTCAAAATCCTCCATTTCAGCTCTGTCGCCAGCAGTGATGGTTAAGTCCCCACTGGTAGTCCCCAGACTATAATCGCTGTAGTATTTGAGGGGCTCGTCACCTATGTAAATATCGTCTTCCGTGGGGACGTTGTTGGTTTTACCGGCGGATATGGCCAGAAGAAGATACTGCCACATATTGTAGTCGTTATCAATAGTCCGATAACTTCCTATCACGGATGGAGCGGAAGCACATTCCCCATATACAACCGGAACAGGGGCACCTTCCCTTAGGTTGTTTTGGTAGCCGTCCCATCTGTAGGTAGGGGAATCCTGTTTTGCAGGTTCAGGGGTACCCGGGGCCATGAGGGCCGTGACTATCAGGCCAGCAGTCACCATGAATACGGTCCCCAAAACTGCTGTGGCTATCGTAGCAGCAGTTCCTGTTATTCCTGCTGCCGCTATAAGAAATCCAGCAGCAGCAAAGAATCCATGGTGAACTGATATCCCAACCACGTCACCAGGAACGACTCTTTCACCAAGATTTTCAACTAGATGACCATTTCTGGTTATGGCGAATTTGTGGAATCCCAAGTCTAGCAATTCCCGCCTGGACCGGGCCGTTACCTCCCCCACCGTCATACCAGGAAGATAGACGACTTTCTCAATCCTACGGTCCTTGGTGGGATTGATTAGATATGGAATTTTGGAGAGGGTTACTGTGCCCATCTGTAGAACCCCTCGATCAGTCTGCTATATATCGGGTGATGAATGCTGGCTCCAGAAACGCCCATACCGTCTGCTTGAACGTGGAGAAACTCGTGGCTGGAAACCATGATTCCGAAGTGGTGGTCCTTTCCGATCTTCCTGAACACTACCAAGTCCCCAGCCATAGGGGAACTTACTCTTGTATAGCTTCTGCCTTCCTCGCTGTTGAATATCCCGTCTATTCTGTCCACTTCTGCCCTGTGAACCTGTCCATAATCGGGATACTCTATCCCGAAAGATTTCCCTACCTCTATCACCAGGCCCCAACAATCAAACCCGTTAGGGCCACGACCGAAGTCAACAAAGGGCTTTCCCAGGAGGTCTTTATAGTCCGTCATCGTCTTGCATCTCGCCTTTCAGTCCTAGTTGAGCACCAAACCTTTCCTCATTTCCCCTAGCTATACACTGGATCAGGGATCTATTACAAGAGGTGTAAGCCCCGGAATACCCACATAGATCCCCCTTAAACTCCGAATACTGGCAAATACTCCCGTGTAGTTTCCATGCCGGCCAAAGCATCATGAGAGGATTTTCCAACCCCAGCTTGAAGCTGACTACATCGTATTTACAAGCGACTTTCATCACCTGGAGCTTGATGCTGTAGATGGCCTCCGTTTCATCCAGACATGCGGAGGATACAACATAGAATGTTACCCAAGCCCTTTTGTAGTTGTCGTTATCGACAACATCCTGCTCAACGAATCCTCCAACATTGGACAAATGAATCCAGAACTCCGGGGCATGGTTTTCGTCTTCCTGAATAGTCTCGAACTCCCAATAGGATTTCACCCATGTTCTCCCATTCCAAACCACGTCCCTTATGTTCAGGGCCAGATATTTGTCGTGATCATGCACTTCCAGGAGATAGATAACTGCCCCGGTTCGATGAAGCTTGTGAATTTCCTGGATTATGCTGGTCGGTGGGGCTAACACAACATTATCCTCCTAGGTTTGCATAAACTGGATTGTCCCGGTAGTCTGCCAGTAGTTCTGCCTTGTGTTAGGGATTTTGCGAACCGGGAACTCATCCTGTGGGAAGAACATCAGCTTGGTCGGGCCTTCCCCGGCACCAGGCTCAACCTCGGAGAACCAAGGCCCGAGTCCCCCTGGATCAGCAATCATCACCTCTTCCGGAATATCTGCAAGCTCGAAGGGAAACACTACATAAAACGGCATCCCTCCCCGGTGGTTGTAGAAGAAATTCACCATGTAGATCCAACACTGCGGACGGATAAATCCCCATTCAGCTTCCCACACCCAGTACCCGTCCGTATATTTCGGAGCGGTAGATTGATACCGGGCTTCCCTGGGTTGCATGTCCAGTGGATCGATCCACCTGGGTGTAAAGCTAGTTGGGTAGCTTGATCCTGTGTCTATGGTCCAGTCCCAAGTGTCGTAGCTCATTTTGTCTTATCCTCTAGGAATGAATCCACCCATTTGTGAGCGGAAAGAGCGGTTTGTCCGCATTCCTTTGGCAACTACGGCAAGAACCCAGTCCTCCCCTTCCTTCCGCATAGATCCAGACTGTTCTAGGTCCATCGCCTGTCCCATATTTTTCACGTCTATTCGTATATTCGGAGGAACTTCGGGTTGCTCCCCGTATCCACCGCCTCCACTTCCTCTTCCCAATTGGCTATTAGGTACAATATAGCCAGGTTTTCCACCAGGATAGAAAACCTCAGGCCCCTTCTCCCCTACTACGATTGGATGCCTGCCGGAGGTCCACCCACCGGATGCAAACCCGTCCCCAAGCCAAGACACTGCCCCACTCAGAAGAGAGCCGGAAGCAGACGAAGTAATTGAGCCACCGCCACCGCCGAATATACTACCAAATCCTCCACCGATACTTCCCAAACCAAACAGTTGACCTATTCCTCCCATCAGAAAATCAGTCATCGGCTTCATGATGGTCTGATACGCAATCATCCTTATGATGTCTTTGGTTATCGAATTAACCATATCGGTCACACTCGTCTTAGCCCCGGTGCAAAATTCCACTATGGCGTCCGCCCCGGACCTTGCCCAA